GACAAACCAATCAATCAAACTGATGAACTCATTGAAGAGTTTATTGCAGAATGTGAGAGAGAAGCAGCAAAGTTAGAGATTACAGTTGATTATTACCTGGCGGAGTTTGTATAATGAATATCCTTTCTATCGCTGGACTATTGGTTGTTTTATCTATTGTTGGGTTTGTATATTTCATGAAATTATATAATCCTCACCCTTGACATTTCTTGCCCTATCAGTTATACTGGTAGGGTATTTTACTACATATAATGACACTGTAGAAGAGTTTATTACCTAACAAAAAATGACTGATTCAGTACAACAAAAGGAACAAAAATACAAAATCCTTCAACAAGCAACTAATGGTTGGCATTTGATTGAGGATTCTGCTCAGAATTTAACTAAAGGTCAATGTGATCGTATGTTAAAAACTTATGTTAGAGGTGGAGAAAATCCTAATGATTTAAGAGCAGTTGCACAAGATGATCCTAGATATCCTACTACTGATAGAGGAGCAGGTTGGATTCCTCAAAATCTATAATGCCTGATCATGTTCAGTTAGAACTGTGGGAACCTTATGACCCACAAGTGAATGATTATGTTATTTGGGATCAAGGAGAGTATGGAATAGACGAGGGTTGGGTGTATTTTAAAGCACCTAAGTTTGAACCTAGCAAAGGATTTAATACTCCTGCTAGGTATATTACTATAGAAACACATGTAGAGGATAAACCACCCGAATTAATGGAGTGTAGAACAAATAATCCTCATCGTAAGATTCATTGTTTATTATTATGTTATGAACCACAGTGGAAACAATTAAAGTTCGTAAAAAGACGTGAAAGTAAGCATTGCTGCCATTATTCACAGTATGATGATGTAAATGTCGAATAGTTATCTTTATGGTGAATTGTTTATTATTCTCATATTGATGCTATATTTTATTAATAGAGAATAAGGGGGGTCGCTTAAATTGTCATTATAATATACAATTATGGTTAAATCCTATGAGACCTGCTGAAGTTCTTAAACAACTTAGAGAATTAAAAGAATCATGGAGGAAGCAATCGTTTTCATTTAATAAGGAGCAAAAAGTAGAATATGCCAAGTTATTGGAACTACGTCGTGAAAGGGTTAAGTCTTTTTACAAAAACGGGTTAGTTCACAAGGGCGGTGCTACAGTTAAGAAAACAACTGAAAAACCCTAAATAACTAAAACTCTTTCTTTCCTGATGAAAACCTTTCAACAATTTATTCTTGAAGCATATGATCCTGAAATTCAGGGTAGATCTCAAGTACGCAAACAAGGTGAAGGTGGTAGAATAGGAACTCAAAGAAAGAAGACGGAACCTGAGAAGAGAAGGACTAAAGCAATAGGTGGTGGTAAAACTGCACCTGCTAAATCATACAAAGCACGTAAAGATATTGGTACTCAACGCCAAAGATCCGAACGTGAGCAACAACCAACTCGTGAAAGAGGTTCTGCTAAGTTAACAGCAAAGCAAGCACAAAGAAAGGCGTATTTAGAAAGAAAGGCAAGGCAATCTGGTGTTCAAGGTAAACCAAAAGACCTGGAAAAAGCAGCAGATAAATTGTTAACTAAGAAGACAAAGAAGACAGTAGATCCTAATTATAAACCACAAAAAGCATCAGGTTTGAGTGCAGCAGAGAGAAAAGCAGTAACTAAAAAGGGTGAAAGAAAGTTGAGAGATTTAAGATTACAAGCAACAGGTAAGAAGAAAGAGAGTGAATTAAAGCACCCAGTTACACAGAAAGAAATAACTAGAAGAAACAAATTAAAGAAGTGAATATAAAGGGGGTCGTGTAAAGTGTCCCTGTAATATACCTAGAAGCGTCCCTGTGGCGTTCTAATTGATTTTATGTATGGAATGTTAAAATGATTCAATTGCGTCCACATCAGGCGAGAATTGTTGAAAGAATGACCACCAATCCTAAAGGGCAAGTAATAGTCCCTACAGGTGGTGGTAAGACTTTGTGTATGATTAAGGATGCACAGCGTGAATTTAATGCTTGCTCTTGGGATGTATTTTTAAAGAAACCTGAAAGAAAAACCATTGTAGTTGTGTCACCTCGTATACTATTAGCACAGCAACATTGTGATGAGTTTGAGGAGTTTTTAGGACTAAATCCTATGCTTCAGCGTAAAGTATTGCATGTACATAGTGGTGATACAAGTTATGAATCTACCACTAAATCCAAGGAGATTAGTACCTGGCACGATGCAAATTACAGATATAATAAGTTAATCTTTACCACATATCATTCTCTTCATAGAATACAAGAGTCTGGTATTCCTATTCATACAGTATACTTTGATGAAGCACATAATAGTATACAAAGGCACTTCTTTCCTGCTACTGAATATTTCTCTGCCGTGAATAATATCCGTTGCTATTTCTTTACAGCAACCCCAAAGTATAACAAGTCCATTGATACTCCCAGTATGGATGATGAGGCAGTTTATGGTAAAGAAATAGAGAGAATTACCCCAAGGGAGTTGATTGATAGCGGATATATTCTACCACCTAAACTATCAATTAAAGAATTAGAAATGACTGAGGTTGGTAGAACACCAGTATGGAAAGAATGTGAGCATTTGTTAGAAACTATTGATGAAGTTAAGGTTGATAAAGTATTAGTTTGTGCTCGTAGAATAGCACAGATTGTTAACCTTGTAGAGGACACAAAATTCATTGATGAGTTAACACAAAGAGGATATTCTTACATGTATATTACATCCCAAACAGGTGCAATTATAGATGGTGAAAAAGTAAATAGAGAGGAGTTTTTTGATGTATTAAGTACCTGGGGCAAGGAAGATAACAAGAGATTTGTTGTACTTCATCATAGTATTCTAGCAGAAGGTATTAATTGCCCAGGATTAGAGGCAGCAGTGTTTATGAGGAACATGAATCCTATCACAATAAGTCAAACAATTGGTAGGGTAATTAGGACTGGTAATGATAATAAAAAGTTTGGAATTGTAACGGTGCCAGTATATGATAGGGTGGGAATTAGTACAGCAAAGAAAGTTTCTGCTGTTGTAGATATGATCCTTGCATGATAAGAAGGGGGGTCGTCGAAAGTGTTCCTATAGTGTAGTTCACTTTGTGACCATATGGCAACCCGCAGACGCACTTCAGCACCTCGCAAGACCGCTAAAGCAGCATCCGCACCAGTCAAAAAGTCAACAAGTGCCGTCCCTACTAAGGTTCGCCCTGCTAAACCTAACCTAAATTGGGAAGATTACAGGGATGATGTCAAAGTTCGTTGGGAAATCCATCAATTTGAGACTCAAGAACTTTGGAATGATTTGGTTAAAGGTTATAACCTCGCCAAACCATTTGCTCTCAAAGCATACAACTTTAGTAAGGAAAGGTATAACAAGTTTGCTAATTGATTGGACTAGAGATCACCGAAAGGTGATCTTTTTTTATGGTTAAATATAAGGGGGGTCGTCTAAACTGTCCTATTAGTATGAAGACATTTAAGCAATTCACAACATCCGCCAACGGATCTTTAAAAAACATTCACATGGATCATCCAGAGGATTCTATCCTTATGGGTGATTTAAGTGTATTAAATTGGTTTACTGCTGAAAGTAAAATAAGTGCCAAGATTGATGGATCTCCAGCAATAGTTTGGGGAACTAATCCTGCCACTGGTAATTACTTTGTAGGAACCAAATCTGTTTTTAATAAAAGATTAATTAAGATCAATGAATCGCATGAGGATATAGATAAAAACCATAAAATGCCAGTGAGTGACATACTTCATGCTTGTTTTGATAACTTACCAAGAACTGATAAGATATATCAAGGTGATTTTATGGGTTTTGGTGGCACAGATAATTACCTGTGTAATACTATCACATATTATTTCCCAGATGTTGTAAATGAGAAGATAATAATTGCACCTCATACATTATACACAGCAGAGAATGATTTAAGGGAAGCAGTTAAACATCCAATGGCAAGATTAGACCTGGTAAGTGATAATAATGTGCTATTTGTTCGACCATTTGTAACAATAGACGAGGACAGGGAAGATATACTTGATATGTGTAATTTTGCCCGTCAAATGTCAACATTATGTGAGTTTGTTGATAACACTCAAGCAACACGAATTAAGAGGCAGATAAATGCATGTATTCGTGAAGGAATTGAGTTAGATGATATAACATTAGAAGCACTTGCTCATGATAACAAATGCGATGTAAATGTACTCCATTTGTGGAAATTAGTGGAGTCAATTAAGCATGACATGTTTGTATACATTGATTGTGAAAATGAAATAGAATGTTACATTGGAGAGGAAAGATGTGACCATGAAGGTTATGTTCTGTCTAATGAATATGGTTCATATAAAATAATCAATAGGCAAGGATTTAGTCGTGCTAATTTTAATAATGGGTTAATGAGTAGAAGGGGGGTCGCTTAAATTGTCCTTATAGTATAAGATATGATTTGATTTTATGACCACAGCAGTTCCTACAATCGCAGTATTTCCTGAAGAAGGACTTACTTTAAGTCAAAAGATTGAGAAGTGGATATATTATTACTGCGGAGCATTAGAAAAAAACTATAAACAGCAATATCCTAATTCCAGTCGTAGTAAGGAATTTAAGATGCAATTAGGTAAGAAATATTGGAAGATTTTGATGTGGGATGTTGAGAGTGATGGTGTACACTTTAGTAGTGGTGGAGTTCATGCCTTTGTTGATAGAAACACTGGGCAAGTTTACAAACCTGCTAGTT